CTTATTGACTACAAGATCATAAATTACTCTTAGGTCTCTGTTCTTCTTTGCGTCAATACTTTTAACTTCACGCATAGCAAGTTCAGATGCTATCTTTTGACGTATCTCAAGATATGCAGCAACGGACTTCCACGTTGGATTAGAGCCGTTATCTTTCATAAACTTCTCGTCCGAGATAATCTCAGATAGTCCGACTACGACTCTATTTGTCTTTGAGCCATCAGAATCTAAGTAATCGTCAAACCAAGCAGTCTGTTCATACTGACCAGTCTTGGGGTTGCGAATTGGGTTGCCATTCTCGTCAGTCTTTCGGGCAAGTTTTCGAATGACAAGGCTTTTGATTTCTGCTAAATCCTCAGCACCTTTAGACTGCGTAGATGGCAGACCTCGTGTTTGAAGTTCATTATCAATAGCATCCATAACTTGGTTATAGATAATCCAGCCTTTTTCTGCCTCTGTCTTTTTTAGGGCATCAACGGGATCAACTGTAGATAAGAACTTCTGGCTTGAGCCAGGAGCAATTCTCTTACCTTTGAGGTAAGTGTATGCAGCCTGAGAGAACTCATAGTTCTCAAAGTTATTAGCAATCGTTCCAATAAGCCTAGGTTCAAGTTCGCTAAGTGTAGAAACTAAACTTGGATATTTATTAATGCGTTCTACAGCATATTGTGATGATTGAATATTAGTTGGATTCTTTGATAAACGAGTAGTAAATGCAAAGAAGTCCGGGAAATCATCTAAGAATCTGGCGTCTGCTTCCAAGCCATACAGCCTGCGATATTCACGGGCTTTATCAAGATAGAACTTGTAAGGGGTATCAAATCTTGGAGCAAATGGCATAACCAAGTTAGCAACAGTACGCATATTCCAATACTGCTTGGTCATCTTATCTATCTTCTCTTTTGGAACAGGCGGTAATCCATTACGCTTCGCTCTTAGTTGTTCCGTGTTGTAGATTAATTGCCAAGTAGAAGCAAATTGAGGATCATCCATACCTGACTGAGCAGTGATTGCTCTTTGCAACCAAGCTGGTGTAACACCCTGCCACGCTGCTTCGTATGCTCCGAATGGGAGAACAAACTTTAAAGAATCTTCAAGACTTGGTTTCATCTTAATAACTTCAGAGGCAGGAATTGCTACATAAGGTCCTACTGGGAATATGTCGCTGAATACAGTCTGGCTTCCCTTGTTGTATAGAACATCTAGACCGCCACCAAAGATAACGTCTAGTGATTGCTTAGGTATGCCCATCTCTGTAAGAGACTGCAAGCCAGGAAGATTGGTTATTCCCTTTGGAAGACTGACCCAGATAATGTCATTACCTGTTGTCTGTCCTGGTGGAATCTCGTTGCCTTCAAAATCTGTAACAAGACCTGCTCTGTTAGGCGCTTGCCATACTTGATAACCGCGATTAACAATCGCAGGATTAGCAGCAGCAAGTTTCATCCAAGTCTTTACTGCGTTTTCTTGTGCAGAAAAGAATGGGCTGAGGTACTTGAATAGCATTGCAAGGTTTGACTTGCGCTCAATATTGAAAAGGATACCCTTCATCTCGCGTATTGCAATCTTATGCGAGGCAGCCATCAATTCTGCTTGCTCATCAAGAGTAAGTTTTTCTTTCTTGAGACCAGTCATAATGTCTAGGCGTCGTCTTGCTTCACGGCGATACAACTCAATGTATAGCGGGTTACGCGCCCAAGCATCTTCTGGCAGAGTTCCTAGGAATTTAAACGCTGTATTAACAAAATCCTTAGCGCTTTTCTTAGCAACATTCAAAAGGTTTTCTTCGAGAACGTGTCCGTGAATTATAGGAAGTTCTGTCGGGTCTTTAAATGCCGCACGAAGGTCCTCTGCCGTGACATCCTTGATTTTTCCGCGTAGTCCTGATTGGATTGGCAGGTACTGGTCAAGGAATCCACTGGTTTTTGTGACATATTCTGCGGCTTCGTCTGCACCAAGACCTAGACGAACGCGTAGGTCACGACCCTTTGGGCTGCTAATAAGCCATTCTGTAATATCTTCTAGTGATTCACCTGCTGCAATGCGACTTGCTACGGCAGAGTTACCAAACTGCTGGCGTAGAGTCTGCGCCCACTGCTCAAAGTAACCAGGATCTGTTGGTTTGATTCGCCCAATACCCTTGGATGACAACTTGCGTAGGTACATATCGGTATTGCTATCAACTAAACGCTCAAAAGCGTTACCAGATGAGGCAATTCTGCGGAACATTTCTCCTAATGGACCGCCAAAAGCGTCATTAAGTTCGTAAACTTGACCATCAGAGCCAGTTAGTTTAAACGTTCCACGACCAATGCGCTCTTTTGGCTTTGCACCTTTATAGGCATTAAGAACATCTGCAAACTTATCGTATACCGCACGCTTCTCATCTTGAAGAAGTTTCAATGTATTGAGTTTGCCAGTCAAGTCAAGGTCATCTGGTCTCAAAGAAAGCGAAGTTTCAACCTCGCTAATTTCTTTCTTTAGTTTATCAAGTTCATTGATAACGCCACGAGACTTTTGTTGTACCTCACGAAGGGTCATACCTTCAAACTTTGGAGCATAACGATCAACAATACGGCTAGGAACTGCCAATGTATTATTGACAAGGTTCTTAACTCCAGGACCAACGTGACGAAGTGTGGTCATAGCACCGACTGATGCTGCAATACGCAACTGTGAATCTAATCCGTTACGCATTGTATAGCCAAGGCGAAGGAGAGCACCAGCCTTGAAAGCATCTTGGAAAAGGTCAGCATAATGAATGATGGAATGTCTTGAACCTGCTGTAATCTTACGCAAAACAGAAGCATTTTGCTTAAGCAAACTGTCCATCAATCGGAAGTCCATAATCGGCAAGAAGTCTGCTGTCTGTGATTCGAACTGCGGAACCTTGATAATAGACTCATCAATATCAACCATAAAGCCATTGTCTTTGATTGACTTAAGGGCAGAAGTTCTAGCTCTTGAATAGTTGTTGTAAAGTTCTTCGGCTATCTTCTCGTCAATGTCATACTTCTCAGCCAACTTACGTATGGCATAAGACTCTAGGTTAATCGTTGCTACGCTGCGAGCCTCTGGTGTAGCGGCTGCAATGTAGGTATCAAGCAGTCTTTTGCTTTCAGTTCCGTCAAGTTTCAAAGTTCTATTCAAGTCATTGACGTTTGCTACGATTTCGCGGTATGAGTCAGGGTCGTTGAAATCAACGATACCGCCAGGGCGTTCTTGTGCTGACCAAGAAATTTTTTGATATAGGCGGTGGAATGGAGTTGGTTGGAAAATCTCAACGCGTGGATTGCCAACTTTTTTGTCGTAATACTTGGTAGCGCGACCTTTGGCAATGAAATCTTCTACGCCTTGACCGATATAGCCAGTGGTTCTCTTAAGAGTTCCGCCACCCTTGCCGAGTTCCATCAAGTTAGAAAAGTATTTATCGCTTGCTGCTAATGAAGCGTAGTTGTCTCTTGCGGCTTGGATTACTGCAGCATTTTCATTAAGGAATGGAATCATTCCTGAGCCATCTGGTGCTGAGAAAAGTCTCCACTCATCAACAGCGCTGAGGTCTCCACGAGCAGTCTTAAGAGCATCTGTAATGTAATTACGCTGTAATGTAAGTTCATCCATAGCAACTGGATCACCAAGGGCAGAGCGAAGGATAAGAGCAGTCTCGCCTTTATCTACCGAATCGCCAAGCAGGTGAGCAAGTAAGCCAGGATTATTCGAACTCTTGACCATAGGATGATTAAGAGCATAGGTAGAATCGTTATTTGTAAAATCATCAATTACCTTGGTAAAGCGATTTATCTCGCCGCCTTGTGCCTTGGTAATATCTTCTGCTGCTTTTGCTACAGCATCGGCGTTCTTTAAAGCACCTACACCAAGTTCGCTGGCTTTGATAGTTTTAGCAATCTTGCCACCAGCAAGAGTTACATCGCCAAAAAACTGGATACCTAGGTCAAGACCACCTGAAATCCATTTACCCCAACCGCTTTTTTTGAAGGCTGCTTCGCGCTCACGGGGGTCGTAAATGTTAAACTTTGGGTCATAAGCACTACGAAGGTTGTAAACTGTAGCCTGTCCAAATGAAATATCTTGTGCTGCTTCGTAACCCTTAGCCCAAGTTCTTGGATCAAATACTTCTTCGAATTGAGTACGATTGGATTTAAGGTCTCCTGATACAAGTTCAAAAGTAGTAAGAGGTTCGCGGATATAATCGCGATTAATTTGAGTAATACGCTCGACAGTACCTGCAACACCAGGAACCTTCATAATTGCACCACCAGCAGATGCTAAAGGTTTAATTATGCGTTCAGTGGCACCAGCGCCAGCATACTTAAATGTATTAATAAAGCCGTTGTATTGTTCGTTGTCATTCCACGGAGCAGTCGCTACATCCCAAGCAAAACGTGCTGGAGCTGTGGCTGCACCGAGAAGTTCTCCGCCAAATTTTCTAGCGTTTGTTACAACTGTTGTGGCAACATCACCGATTCTGTTGAACCATCCACTCACAGGCTATCCCTTAGTTGTCGGATTGCTTTGCGGGTCTCAGGTGATGCGTTAGGAAGTTGAGCGATATAACTTAAAACTGGTAGATATTCTCTAATTGTTGCTCGGAAATTAACATCTTCCTCTGTTGGTAATTGTTGTAATCCTATAACTTCAGGACCTGCTCCTGGACCCATAGCAATACCAGTAGTAACTGGTTCATCTGGGCGTTGAGTTGGAGCATATAAAGGGGTTACTGGTGCGCCTTGGGCTGCAGCACGGACATCTGCTGCTGGAGTCCCGCGTACATCTGGAGTTTTTGCAAGTGGAGCGCCAGCCTTTGTTGCAGCCATCTCTACACCTGCGCCATATTCTGGCGATTGGAATGATAATCCATCTGTTCTTGTGGAGAACTTGCCTGGACCTGCTGGGCCTGCGAGTGGTCCTCTAGCCATTATTGTCCTCCATCTTCTCTAAATCTGATGTGAATTGTTCCCACACTTTGGAAACTTTTGTTTTTCTATTTGCGTTATACACGGCTAAATCTAAAATTTCTGATGCAAGAGCTTCTACTGCTCGTAGGATATTAACTGCAAAACTTGATATAACTACTAAAAAATCAGCGAGAGTGATAGAACGCGGTACGTAATCTTGTTCATCGTCCACGTTCTATCCTCTCAAATAACACTAAGCCTTCTTGCCTTTGCGTCCTGCTGGAGCATAGCCAAACTGAACATCTGACTTTGCTGGCTTCTTGGTATCCATCTTGCCTTTTGTTGGCTGTTGCATTGGAGCAGCAGCGCGACCACCTTTTTTATTCATATTACACCTCCCTACCCTGCAATAGATGCGAGTAACGTAGCAATGTCTGGACGAGCGCCAGCAGCAGGGGCCGCACCCATTTGTTCTGGAGTTGGCTGCGAGGCAGGAACGGGGGCCATACCTGCTGCTGGAACTTGTTCGCCCATTGGCATTTCTGGTTGCGGAGGTTGTTCTGGCATAAATACCTTCTCCACAATAGTCTCTAGCTGTAATCCCTTTTGACGACCCTTGATTACCTCGGCGATTCGAGAAACAATCTGAGAAGGATCCTGACCTTGTGCAGCAAGCGCTGGGATAGCCTGGGCATACTGAGCAACAGCAACGCGCAAAGAATCGCGCATCTCTTCAATGTCAACACGTTGTTCTTCTTGAGTAACATTCAACTCCATTGGAATTTCGCGGCGTACATAATCACGTGATACAAGTTTGTCAGAGCGCATCTGTAGCAAAGCTATGATTGCGTTGTTTGGATTCATACCCGACATAATTCCATAGCGCACATCTACGCCGTATTCACCAGCGATAGCCTTGCTTGGAATGTACTTCATATTGAATGGAGTACCGTCGTCAACGCCCTTGATTTCTTTCTGGATGCTGCCGAAAATCTTTTCGTCTACTTCAAAGCAGAGCGATACAAGTTCCATAAATAGACGTGCAAACTGTGCTTGTGCTGCACGAACTTGTGTATCAAAGCCTGCTTGTAGCGCTTGAACTCCACGACCTGTGATAACTGAAGCATCAACGTTACCGCTACGTACTTCTGGGTAACGAGCGCCGAGACGAAGTTCACGCTCTAGAACGCTGGATTCTGTAAATACTCCAGGAGGTAGTTCTAGCGGTACACGACGGATTGCCTGTGGATTAGCAGAGCGCATAATGGAATCAGGGCCAAGAGCGAGTTCTTGGACATCCTGCGGAATAGCAATCGGTGCTTGAATAGATTTCTCTGCTGCCTGAATCTGTAATACAGCAAAGCGAGCACGAGCAAGTTGTACCGCTAGAATATCATCGAACTGACCACGTGCTTCGCCATCAAGAGATGAACGAACAGCAACGCGAGCCATACACTTTCCAACAGGATTAGGGATGTTGGATAGAACGAGGTTATTGCGTTCTGGGATAAAGATTAGATCTTGGTCTTTGTCGTGGTAACGAACCAAGGTGACTGCTTGTGCGCCAGATGCCAATGGCATACGTGGCATAATCTGTGTAGCAAACTCTGGATATTGCGCTGCCATAGATTCAGCATCGCTAAGTGTAATCTGTGTAAGTGAGATACAACGACCAAATCTGTCAATCTCTGGATATACACCAAATGGGTTGAGCAAGCGGATACGTGGATTGTTATTCTCGTAATCCATCTCTACCATTGCTGGAAGCATTCCGTAGGTGTTGAACCAGTCAGCACCGTTGTACATTTGAATCTGTAGTTCAGAACCTGAGACGTAATAGTTAGCGATACGGGTTCTGGTATCTGCAGCCTTGCGTGCGTTGTCTGAAACCATATTGGTAGCAGCGCAGTTGAAGGATGGAAGAGGTGCCATCACTTCTGCTAGGTCACGGGCGGCTACATCTACGAAGTTAGCAACAAGAGGCTTGGGGTATTCTTCTGAGAACATAGCAGGATAGACCTTGCTGATGTCTCCTTGACGTACTGATAGCACGTCGCGCATACGCTGATCGCGTGGTGCGTACTTCGTTTGAAGTCGCGCAACCTTAGCGATTACCTCTTTGACTGTAAGCACTTGTTCTCCTAAATGAACTGTCTGTCTTTTTCAGCAAGCAGTTCATCGATATTGATGACTTTACGTTTGCCTTGTTCGTATCGTGATAAGAATGGATTTCGCATATGGTGGGTAGTGTGAATACCTTGGTTGAGCCATTCACGCGCTTTGATTTCACAGAACCAAAGAGCCATCACCATATCTGTCTTACCCTTGGTCGTAGGCGACCAGGTAATAAGTTGTTCTATCAAAGACTTGATATTCTCTGTCTGGTCTGATGGAAGATGAATCAGATTATCTCTGTGATGCTTTCCATCTTGCTGTTTGGTACCAAAGAGGGTAGACATAGATGCCACACCGAAACCTGCATCCCATTTGTTATTACCAGTGTGGTGCTCTCTTAGTACAGTTCCTTTGGATGCAAGGAATTGTCTAATTCCCTCATCTTGCGTGAGAAAAGATTGAAAGGCATTGCGCTCGACGATCCATTCCGAAGGCGCATATACGTTAGTCCAATCGGTAATGAGTTGTCGGATTTGTGCAGGCGTAGGACGCGTAATCTTGATAGCGTCAACAATGTAGCGCTTATGAGATATCCGATCAACCGCATAACAGACTGCCGCTGTGTCTCCGACCATTGCTGGGTCCAGTCCACAAATAAAACTGAAACCGTTGAGGTCTTTGGGATGACCTGGATTGCCAGGCACCAATCGACCTGCTTTTCGCATTCCATCGATAGAGCCTTTCACACATACAGGGTCAAAGATTGCATCATCAGATATATCTTGCTGTTGATAAATCAAAGCCCACGTAGAGGCATCCATCGCTTGACGCTCGTTGAAAAGGTTACGTCCATTCCAGCGGGGCCATAGACCTTCCTCGGTCTTCTGCTCTTCTGGTTGTCCATCAAAGGGTTGGTCTGAATAAGGCCAGAGGGTAACCCACTTGTCAGGGTCTTCATTAGATTCAAGTAGGGCTGGCATAGCCAGATAGGTCCAAGGGACTAAGCCACCAGGGTATCTATCCTGAGAACGTAGTTCTTTGTATAAATCTACTGCAGCTACGCGGGTACCGATAACGATAAGCTTGCCTGTCGGGTTGAGACGGGAGCGTACATCTTGGGTAAGCCACTTGATTTGTCGTTCAAAGTCATTTGCGTTAGACAGCGTTACTGCGTCGTCTATAAGAATCATATCGGCACGCTTACCGTAAATCTGACCGCCGATACCGACTGCCTCGATATTGGGGTCCTTCTCCGATGACTCACGTAGTTCATCACCGAAGGTGACACGGGTAGCCTGCCAGGAGGCAGTCTTAGATTTGAACCCAACCCCAGCGGCGTATGCCTGCTGTAGTTCTTCGTACATTGGATGCGTCAGTCGCTGCTTGATAGCATAAAGGAAGTCTGCGGCTAGACGCTGGGTTTGGGAAACTATGAGAACTCTAAAGTTCG